CTCCAGAACTGCGACGTGTCCTTGAAGCCGGCCAGCGACGTCATCTCCTTGAGCGTGTTGCTCAACTTGGAGATGTCGGTCAGCGGGTTCTGCGGCCCCATGGTCGACATGGCTTCCTTCTGCATCTCGCCGATCTGGCGCAGCATCATCATCCGCTCGGTGTCAGTGCCGCGGCCCAGGGCTACGTTGACAGAGACGTCCATGTTCGCATTCCAGACCCTGGGGTCCATTTCCACGAAATCGTTGTTCAGGCGGATCATGCGGGCGCGATCTTGGTGCGTGGTGATATTGTACAGGACAAGCTCGTACAGGCGCTTAACGCCCGTCTCAGCGAATACCCTAGCAATCATCTCAATGTGCTGCTGTGCGGCGCTTACAGTGGCTGCCACGGCTGTCGCAGTGCTTGACTGTAGGGCGCCGGCGTCTAAGCCCATGGACGCCTTGGAGATGCCCGTGCGGGCCTCCTTGACCTCATCCATGTATTGCAGCACCGGGAACGCCTGCTGGCCGACGAATGGCACGGTCAGCTGCTGGATTGAGCCTGGGGCGCGCTGGCGGACGATTGAACCCATCTCTGTGTTCATGGCGTCGTCCATATTCACCATGCCTTCGACAACAGCAATTCTTGGGTGAATACTGAGGCTTAGGCTGTCCAGCGAGTTGCGCATGACGACTGACTTGATACGCTGGATGTCCATGACGGTGTCGGCGACGCTCATGCCGAAAAAGTCGTGGGGCTCGGGATCTGGGCAGAGTGTGGCGAATGGCGCCATCGCGCAGGGCTCGTTGTTCAGGATGACGTTGCCGTCGCCGCCGGTGCAGATCTTGCGCAGCTCGGCAATGCCGTCGCCGTCGTAGTCCACTCGGATGTAGTTTTCGACGTACAGCACCTTGCGCATGGCCGGGTCGCTGCGGGCATTCATGTCGTTAGCCAGCGCCGGGTTGCGCGTGTTGCGCTCGACGTTGGTGTCCATGTCGTCGTTGGTCGACGACAAGTTGTAGACCTCGTCGTAATCGTAGCCCATAGCTACAAGCTCGGACACGGTGACGATGCGCCGGTGCGCAACGTAGTCTGCCTCCTCGACGGATTTCGCTTCGCGCGAGATCAGGAACTCCTCCGGCGGCAGAGCCTCCAGCTTCACGCGGCCGTCTGGGTGCGTGTAAGTAACGCGCAGGTCGTGGGCCATGGGCGGCGGGACGATCTGGCCCGTCATGGGGTCGATCTGCGCCTCACCCACTGGCGTGCTCACGGTGATGTCGACTTCGGCGGCTGGGTCGGCCATGAGGGCCGCCAGGGCGTTGTCGTCAATGCCGGTGTATTCAATCGTCTCAAACTCGGTCGTGTCTTCCCAGTAGCACTTGAGGATGCCGACCTTGCGCACCAGTGCGTCCATGAAGGCGCTGTGCATCTCCAGGAAGCCGCGGTTGTCGCGGTTGATGATGAAATTCGCGTACTCGGTGGCCTGCTTCGCCGCCGGCACGTCCTCCGCGTTCTGCGGGACGTATTCCACAGTGCGGTCGGAGCCGTTGAAGATCCGCATCAGCGACGGCATGATGGCTTGTACGGTATCCCGCACGTCCATGCTCACCACTTGGCTGCGGCCCTCTTCCTCGTCGCCAAAAGGCTCGCCGCGGTAGTATTGCGTCGCCGTTGCGCGCACCGGGGAGACCCAGTTGTCGATGAAGTCGATGGCGTCGTCGATCTCTTTGCCGACGATGCTCTGCAACTCCTGGTCGTCCATGACGTCTGGGTTCAGTTCAGCCTCGAGCTCGGAGGCCATTTCGTTTATCTCATAGTCCATCTTGTGGCCCCTACTGTTGATTTTGATCGCCGTAATATTGCGTGGCTAAAAGCCCCCCGGAAGCTGGTATTGCCAGTGTGGCTTTATTTTTAAGGAAATCATCTAGCATTTCGCGTCGGGTTAGGCCGCGCTCACCAGCCCGGTTATCAAGAGATCGCCGGAATAGCTCCATAAATGTTCCTTGACTTTCATCAGCCAAGCCGGTGATGTCGCCGGCCCCCATCCACAATGATGCTTGGAACTGAGCCGGGGTCATGTCGTAACGCTCCGCGACCCTGTTGGCCATATTCTCGTATGCTGCATACTCTGTGGCAGACGGCGTATCTGACCACGCTGTTGGCATAGACTGAAATGGCCTAGTGTCCTTAATTACTCCATCTCCTGCTGCTTTCTTGAGATTTATTGTGCTGACAGGCTTTCCGTTAACCTGTCGAGTTGTAACATATTTTTTAATCTTTGGCCCGTATGCCGACACTACTTGAGACATGTTGTCGATGGACAATGCCGCTTTGTCGCTTAAAAAATCAACTCCGCCGTCGGCCATTCCTAACATACGCATGAAGTGCATATCTGCCGCGATATTTGTGTCATCTCCCAGGAGGTCATTGCCAAATCCCTTAACCTTCGGGTTTGCTTGGAGCCAGCGCGTGCGCGCTGCGCCAGTCAGCCCCTCCGGAACTTCACGCTCCCAAGTGCCCATTTCTCGGTTGAGCACGTTTCCAGCTTGGTTTCGCTGTTTTAGGTGTCCGTAGCCAAATGGGGCGTCTGGAAGGTTGGGAACATCATATCCTAGATCCCGCATTGCCTTGACGGGCGTCACGCCGTTCTCTTTGACATATCTCGCCACATCAGCGCGAGCCGTGGGCTCTAAGGCACGATAAAACGACGCTATTCGGATGTTCTGTGGCACTTTGGCCCCGGTCGACGTGGTCCCAATCAGCTCCATGTATTCGCGCCACTGTCTGTCACCCTCTGCGTCACCCAGTGACCCACGGAACCAGTCGCGCAGCTCCTCGGTGTTGTACCAGTCTTCTCCGCCGAGCGTCTTTCCCTTTTCGATGTAATTGTCAAAAACGCGATTTATCGGATCGTCTGGATTTGCAATTTTTTCGTTTAGCCGGGCCATCCGCTCTGTCGTGCCTTTTGCGGGCTCGTATCTTGGGTATGGCGTCGTGCGGTTTTCTGCTCGCCCCGACCATTCCGGCCTGGAGTGTGCGGGCATGTCTACGCTCTCAAGCGCAAATGGCGCGGCAGGCCCGCCGTTGCCAAGTATCCCGCCTCCGTTATTTTCGGGTTTCAAGCTAACATTCCCCAAAAGTGACCCCATAGAATTAGGGTCAACCTCTAGTCGGCTGGCAACTCGGGCGGCGGCGCCTAAGCCCTTAGACGCGGCCCCAGCACCAGGAACTGCCATCGCAGCGGTTGACGCGAGGTCAGCGTAGCGCGCGTCGTTTGCCGTCTTGATCTGATCTGGGGTGGCGGTGGCCAGCGTTACGCCTTCCGGCAGGTAGTCCGCCGCCGTATTCGTCAAAGCGCGCTGCACGGTGCCGGCGGTGTCGCTCACGACGCCCCGCACCGTGCCGACCGGATCGGTGGCCATAGACCGGATGCCGCCGATCATGCCTTCGCCGATCGCCTGATTAACTGCCAGCGGATCTTGCTGGACTGCGCCCAGTAGGCCGGCGGCGCCCTCGCCCGTCACGCGGGCCATGCCGAATATGTCGCGGAGTGGGCCGCGTAGGCCCGGCGGGATGTATTGCTCGTAGCCTGCCATTAGCCTAAAAGTCCTCCTGGGCGGGCCATTGGCCGCGGTGACGTCTCGGGCGGGAGTAAGCCCTGCGGACGCATCCGCGGACGGGGCGGCGTCTCATTGTACAGGCTCTTGCCGGAGAACTTCCTGCCATAGTCCGAAATAAACGTGCCGAACTTGTCCTTCTTGTCCAGCTCGCCGCCGCTCTCGAGGAAGTCGCGCATCCCCTTGCGTCCGCCGAGGTGGGCCATGCCGACGACGGCTGACATATCCACCGGCACGCCCTTGATCTCCTGGCCGAAGAAGCGATCCAAGCCATTCTCCATGGCGTAGTCCACGACGTCCTGCTCGTGCCAGTTCATCACGCGCTCTTGCAGCGATGGGCTGGCGAGGAAGTCTTCTCGGGTGAACTTCTCGCCCGTGTCCTTCATAAAGTCTTCGAGGCGAGCGTCGCCGAACTGGTACGCGCCGGCAACCATGTCACCGCCGCCAGCGTCAGTTAGGATGCCATAATTGCCGCTGCTCTCGCTCTGCGCCATTAAGTTTCTGAAGTCACTTCCGGGCATTAGTTACTGCCTCCCTGCGTCTTTAAATATTCCTCGAAAATTGCTCGCATACGCTGCGGGTCGTTCCTGTACTTATCGAAGGCTGGCAGGCTTCCGACTTGCTCCATGAACGCGTCAAACTCTCCGCCGGGCATGTACCTCGGGTCGCCAGTCTGCACAAACTGGGCGTTGTCGTTTTCTGGCGTAAAGTCGAATGAGCTCATTTCGGTGCGTGCGGGCGCTGCCGGCGTAGTAATTGGCGCCACAGGCTCGATGATCGGCGCCTGCTGCTTCTGCGGCCTATACGTCGACCGCAGCTCGCCTTGCGGCGGCGGGGCGTCGTATCCGCCAATAATACGCGCCAAGATGCCCATGAGCGTCGGCGTGTTGGTCAGCTTGTGCATGAACGTGCCGGGCTGCGGCAGGTTTGCGTCGCGGTATGTCTGCGCCAGAGATCCAGGCTGGAAGTCGGAGCGCAGGCGTCCGCCGCTCGTGTAAGGGTCGCGGCCGGGATTGGCGACCTGCCGGAAGTCGCTGACAGAGGGGCCGATGGCCGTGCCGTAGTTGGGAGCCGCGGCGTATCTCTCGGAAATGCTGGAGCGATACCTGTCGCCGGCGTCGGAGCCTTGGTCGCGGCTTATCGTGGCCGCGGTGCGGTCGTAGTAGTC